GATGATATTTGGCCTCTGTGAGGCGAGGTTACTGTGGTCAATAAAAAGAACCTTCCCATCACCAGAAGTCTCTTGACGAGCGTTAAACTCCGAAGGATTGAGTGACGGGAACCACTGTTTGGCGCGGAATATTGCCGACCCAGTGCTTCCAGCTTCCATCCGAAAAGAAGTGTTCCCGACTCTTACAACATATTTTGCCATTACGTTCTCCTACCCGAGTTCCAGTCCCGGTATACCTTGCCCGTTTGGTCGCGGTACGCCCGCGTTCGCTGTTGGATCATTCGCTCCAGGCGAAGGCCCGAGTGGAGTTCCTGCTAGTGGCATTTGTTCTGGAGTCATGCCGTTTGTTGGAGACGGAGGGCTACCCTGTGGGCCTCCCATTGGGCCTCCCATACCGCCTGCCTGTGCTCCCATACCCTGTGCTGCGCCCTGAACGGGATTCTGACCCATCATTTGCATGAACGCAAACTCGCGCGCTTGGTCTTCCATGAATTGCTGGGCTTTAAGTCGCTGAATCTGTTCGGCCAAGTTCTGAACAACAATCATATTCCCTGCTTCAAGCGCAGACTGAAGTTGTCCCATAAGCAGGTTCTCTGGAGTCGCAGAAGTCGCCAACTGTATATCTACACGGCGTTCTTCAAGCTGGGCATCCTTGAGTCGAAGAATGTCTTCCTTGATAAACGTGTCCGAGACAACCGGCCTGCCTTCAGCATTAGGTCGTCTTGCAAACTCAGCCATCATCCACTGAGCCTGATCGTCTTGCGGAAGACTAGGAACAAGTTCGACCATAAGTGGCCCGTGTCCCTTAATCTCGTCAGCCGTAATTTCTCGTGAGAACCCTATGTTGTCGAGCAACTTGCCTGTGACTCGCAACGTCTCGTACTGGCCTGTCTCGTACTGAGCCATCAACGCTTTTATGGCTCCCTGCATACAAGCCTCAACTGCGTGAACATACGGTCGCGCCCGGTCTGCAAGAACCGAATTGAGGATCGTAAGCGCACGTCCAGACTGCGAGCCAGAAGCAACTCCGCTCGCAGAGGGTGGTGTGCCGCCGCTAATAAGATCGGAGTTGATGAACCCGAGGTTCGTAATCGCACCGTTCTGGATAGCAGGGAGGTCGAGAAGACTTACATCCTCTCCCAATGAACTGTTAAGTGTTATCTGTCCTGCTTTATCAGGCTCTTCTTCAAGCGTGAACTCGCCGCCAGCCGAAGTCGTCTTGTATATACCGGAGTTTTGCTTCGCAAGATTAGACGTAAGGATCGACTTGACCCGGTTATCTGACTCGTAGATCGCCCGGTTCGGGGCGAAAACAGACTCGCCAAAGCCCTCAAGCCCCTGAATCTTCCGGGTCTCGTTAGCACCCGTCGTAAGGCTGAACGAAGCAGTCCCTGGATTCGACCCGATCCCACGAATAGTGATGGGGTCTTCTACAGAAAAGGTGTTCGCAGGCTTCTTTGCGTACTTATGCTCGCTCTGGATGATGACCGAGTTCATCCATTGTCCCTTTTCCTTGCGGTAGTAATCGACAACCTTTTCCTGCATGTCGTCGTTATTCGCATCTTCAGAGGTCTCGTCGAACTCGAAGTCGTATTCGTCCTCTATAGCAACGCGATTCCGCATCGTGATGATCGCAGCCCAGATCAGACCTTCCGAACCCATCTGAAAGACAAGCTGACGTGGATCAATCGGAGTCAGGTTTACTTTTGTAGACCCGTCCTCACGTTTCGTAAGAAGGTTACGGCAGGCTACCCAGCCGCCTTCTACGATTGCAAAGTGAGAGAGCGTTGCCTGAAAAGGCGTAGTGCCGACCTTGACTAAGTTCTCGTCACCTAGACGAAGCATCCCAATCGCAACACGTTCGGCATCCTGATCTACGTTGTTGGCCTGACCCTCTTCGACTTCGGACTCGATCTTAACAATCGTAGGAGCGTAGCCGACAATCGAGATAACTTTGTCTGCCTGAGTCCGTGGTTCGTTTGACGTATAGGCGTCTTCGGGAGATATGCCGTCGCCAGCTACCGGCTCAAACGGTACGAGGGCATATCGTTCCATGTCCGCATCCATGCGGTCCCAGAGAGGTTGAAGTGCTTTCTCGCGCAGTTCAATGCGTTCGAGGATTTTCTGAATACCGTCACGTTCGGCATCACGACTCATTCGTCGCCGTGGCTCGCGCGGGCTTCCGTCATCTGCTAGACGTGCATTTTCAAGACGCGCTTCAACAGTAGTCACTTAATACCTCGTCAACGCTGCTCGCCTACGGCTGCGTATGTTCCGAACATGCGGTCGTTTTGGCCCTTGATTCGCTGTTGCGTAGCCAACCTGGTTGATCCAGAGATATGTGAGAGCTTTGATCCCGTCACAGAAATCATCTTTCGGGACTTTCCCTATCACATCACCCATACGGTTCTTATTCCATGAGTATATGTGAGGCCGCTTATCCACAGGACTCAGGCAATGCCCGAGTTCTGAAAGGATGCCGGTACACCGTGGATGGAACAAAACCTTCGGCTCACGAAACTCCGGGTCGTACTGAAGCATCGTGTTGAAGCGGTCAATACCCGGCTGGATGCTGACCTTCTGGTGCATAAGTGTAAGCCCTGTTTTCTTTTGCCACACCTCTGTATTGGATTCCTGTGCGCCTGCGTGGTATGACCCGGCTATGTCGATGACCCCGACTTTCTTGGGATTCTTCCACCAGTATTGGTCCATAGCCTTCTGGCATATTTCGTCTACGGTCATGTGATGTTCGTAAATCTGGTCGATAACGTGCCATTGCTGGAATGATCGACCGTCGGCACGCTGAATGTTCTTTTTCTGCGCCACAACAATCGCGTAATTAGACGATGCACCCGAATATCCGGGGTCCATACCGAGATAAATCGGCAATGCAGGATCGTATTCGACCTCTTTGACGTGAACCGTGGAGTCGAACCTGTCGTGGACACGACCGCTCGGAGGACTGGGAACGGCAAGATACCGCTCCATGAACAACGCTTCGGGCAGTTCCCGCTCTAGTTGCTTGAGTTGTACGTTTTCCGCACCTCCAGGCCACGCAAACGGGTTGTCCTGGGACCGGAATGAGTAGACAGCAGCCTTGTCTAACGTAGCCTCTGTCTCTGATTTCCACTTCGTATACTGGGTCGGATACCAGCCGAGAGACCCTTCCAAAGTTCCCGACATGATGAGTTGTCCGAACTTTCCGTTGGACTGGCCTCGTATCTGACCGAGGCGACCTTGCGCCCTGAGATAGAAGTCGTGAGAAAGTAGCGCAGCTTCGCAGGCGAGTATCCAAACCGGCCCTTCCGCGCGCATCGCGTTCATAGGGTCTCCGACAGACTTCGTTTCTATCTTGAAAGTCTTGCCGTTCGGCGTGGGAATCTCGATTGTTCCGGGGTCGATGCGGGAAGTTTGCTTGAAACCGCCCTCTTTTCCCCTTGTCTGGGCTATTTCGGGCATCTGCATAAGCCATTCGCCTATGCAATCGCGCATTTCGGTTGATGTCAGGTTGTAGTTATCCGCAACAACCCACGCAACATTCCCGCCTGCGTCTAAAGGATAGGTGGATATAAATTCCAACGCGAGAAGATATGCCTTCATCGCTGTTGTAGTGGTCTTTGCGCCCCGGTCTCCGCCGCAAACCAGATACGTTTCCGCCGTATCGTTGAAGATGAACTCTTCGTGAACGGCAGACGGAGCAACCCACCCTTGACCTGGATGGCCGATAGGATCGGAATCATCAAGCTGCGACCAGAGAGCGCGTATGACAGGTTCTGCTAGCACGTTGCAATCCTATCAGACGTGAAAAAAAGCCCGCCCGCGGAGATGAAAACGCGGGCGGACCGGAGAGGTGTGTACGGCTATACAGAGCCGTACAAAATCAGTTTAGCCGAAGACCCACGTCCATATCTGAATCGTCCAGTAAGCCGCCATCGAGCCGGTCAGTGCAGCCAGAAACACGCCTTTGAAATCATGCAGGCTGGGCCATATCTCACGTTCCTTCTTCATATCTGTTAGCCTAACAGCACAGCCTCCGCGTTCCTGCGACCTATATGTACGAACGCATTGGGGCTGTATCGCAGGAGCCGGGGGCTTTTTCTTTTGATAGGCACATATCTCACATTCCCGATCACGGTTGCCCATAAACGGCAATCACGGGAGCATTACGTCTTAACGGGCCAGCGCGTCTGTGTCGTGAGTCCGTGCGTCAACTGGCTGATGACGGCAGGAACTCTCGTAGAGCCTGCTGGGGACCGCGTAAGAGGCGTTGGGAAGCACTCTCATGTCTAGTCCTGTTGTCTTACTGGCTGCGGACAAGGTCTGTGACGATTGTGGTGCGGAACTCGTGGCAGGCAACCGCGGTCAGTGGTACGGTTCCAAGTTCTACGGCTCTGACTGTCACCACGACCCCAAAATGTATTTAAGCAAGGGCCGCAACCGCACCGGCCACGCCTTCCGAACCAACGACTACGGAACCGAAGGCAAGAAAAAACGCCGCTCATCGCGCTAACATAAGTAAGTAATCGGAATCCGGGGTGAGACTCCCTGGTAACGCATCTCTCCCGTAATGCCCGCAAAGCGCAGGGACACCGGAAGACTCGGCATGGCAACACCAGCCTCCGCCTGTTATGCGACCAAACCTCAACTCCCAAAGGGGGGTAGGGGGGTTATTCCAAAGAACGCTACTAGCTCCTCCGTAACAGAGCGCAACAGTAACCACGATGCTAACTAAATCAGGTTTGTATTTAGCCTCAAGCATCCCTAACTCAAACCAAAACAACAACACCAGTCATAACATCCGCAGCCCTAAAGGCGGAGGTGTTATGGCATAACTCCACAACAAACAGAAACAGATACAAAGAAACAGAAACTATTACTACTAGAGGCAAAAAGTAGCCTCAGAAACGTAGCGGTGGGTACTTCCACTACTACAACTACATCCTCTAACTAATACCCCTGCCCCCCCCCTACTCCTGCTTGCTACTGTCTCTGCTTCTCCCTGCCTCCTCCTCCTCCTCCTCCCACCCATCACGCCTCTCCCTCCCGCCACGCCGCGCCCGTTCCTCGTCCCCGTCGCGCGCGTGTTCCTCTCTCACTTCCTCCAACTACGGCAGCGACTCGACAGCCGCAGCCGAGCCGAGCCGTACAGGCGCAGCACTGGCCGCGGCTGTCATAGCGGCGTACAGCTGCCCGAGTCCTACCGCGGCGTCGGTCACTGTCTCCGACGCGCCCCAATCCTGGCGCGTATTCGGGTTGCGCTCCAACATCCACATTGAAACTTTGGGATCACGTACCCGCGACGCAGAGAGGCCCGCGACAGTCTCCGCTTCCCAATAGTCACTAGCGCGCTGTATCGCTTCGCTTAGACGCACGTAGCCGGGTTCTCCAGCGTTCCCGCGTTCTCTCCAGGTCTCGACGGTCCGCGGTGCTATTGAAGCGAACGCGGCCGCGGCTTTGAGCGTCATTCCCTGGCGTAACCCGTGAAGTAACTTGCGGAGCTTGCGCCAGGAACGCGCGTCGGTTCCGCC